CATCATTGCCAATTGTAAAACGTAATCGTGCAAGCAGTATCACAAGCCAAGGTGTAGCGATTGTTGGCCCAACAGTATCCTCATTAGGCACTCTTGTATTACAAGAAATACTCACAGGTGGTGTAGGTAAAAAAGGTGGCGGTGGTGAATCGGGTGGTAATAATCTTATCTTAAAAGGATTAACAACTTACTTATTTAGATTAACAAATGCAGATACGAATAATAATGCTCATGCTGCTGAAATTATATTAAGTTGGACTGAATAATGGTCGCTAAAAAATATCAAAATCCTAAAGGTGGACTTAATGAAGCTGGACGTAAATATTTTGAAAACAAAGATGGTGGAGATCTTAAACCACCACAAAAGTCTGGGACAAATGGTCGTCGTATCAGCTTTGCTGCACGCTTTGCTGGTATGTCTGGTCCACTAAAAGATGAAAAAGGTAGACCAACAAGACTGAAAAAAGCATTACAAGCTTGGGGATTTAGTAACAAAGAAGAAGCAAGAGCATTTGCTAACAAAAATAAAAAGGGATAGTTATGGTTGATATGATGAGATTAAAGGCTGAAGATGTTCTAAAAAGACATGAGAAAGCTTTAATTAAGAAAGAAGATTTTAGAAACTTATACGAAGAATGTTATGAGTTTGCTCTCCCTCAGCGTAATCTTTATGACGGTCATTACGATGGTAAAGTAGGTGGTACTAAGAAGATGAATCGTGTATTCGATTCTACTGCAATCAACTCTACACAACGATTTGCTAACCGTATGCAATCAGGCATCTTTCCTCCACAACGTAAATGGTGTCGATTAGAACCAGGCTCAGATATTCCAATGGATCGTCAAGCAGAAGCTCAGGCCGCATTAGATATTTACAATGATAAATTATTTGACACACTTAAACAATCTAACTTTGATGTAGCTATTGGTGAGTTCTTACTTGACTTATCTGTAGGTACAGCTGTGATGATGATACAACCAGGTGATGATTTAAGTGCAATTAACTTTATTCCTGTACCACAATATTTAGTGTCCTTTGAAGAAGGCGCTAATGGTCAGATTGATAATGTTTACAGACGTATGCGTATGAAAGGTGAATCAATCCAAAGACAGTGGATGGATGCAAACATACCAGAAGACATACAAAGAAAGATTGATCAAAAACCAACAGACGATGTGGAATTAGTTGAAGCAACTATCTTTGATCAGAAACGTGGTGACTATTGCTATCATGTGATTCATAAAGAATCTAAGACAGAGTTAGTGTACAGACGCATGAACTACAGTCCATGGATTGTATCACGCTACGCTAAAGTTGCTGGTGAGATCTATGGTCGTGGTCCATTGATTACTGCATTACCTGACATTAAAACATTAAACAAAACATTAGAGTTAGTCTTAAAGAATGCATCTTTAGCAATTGCTGGCGTTTATACCGCTGCTGATGATGGTGTATTAAATCCTAACACAATTAAAATTGTTCCTGGTGCAATTATTCCTGTAGCACGTAACGGTGGTCCGCAAGGTGAATCATTGAGACCATTACCACGTGCGGGTGATTTTAATGTGTCTAACATTGTGATGAATGATTTACGTATGAACATCAAACGTATTTTATTGGATGAATCATTGCCACCAGACAACATGTCAGCTCGATCAGCAACAGAAGTTGTAGAGCGTATGAAAGAATTATCACAGAACTTAGGTTCAGCATTTGGTCGACTCATTAATGAAACAATGATCCCTTTAGTATCTAAAATGCTACAAGTGATGGATGATCGTGGTATCATTAACTTACCATTAAAGGTAAACGGATTAGAAGTTAAGATTGCACCAGTGGCTCCATTAGCTATGGCACAGAATATGGATGATGTACAAAACATATTACAGTATGCACAGATTGCACAAGGTGCTGGTCCAGAAGGCGCAATGAGTATTAAGATAGATGAAATGATGGATTACATTGCAGAGAAGCTTGGTGTTCCACAGCGATTAAGACCAACACCAACTGAGCGTGCAGTCATGAAAGAACAAGCAGCACAAATGGCACAGATGGCACAGCAACAAGAAATGGCCATGATGCAACAAACACAAGGACAATAATGGCTGGATGGGAAGATTTACAAGAAGCATTACCTTTAGAAAAAGGTGATGGTTTACAAAAGCGAGACGAATTAGATCGTCTTTGTTTAAGAGTCCTAGGGGGTGAGGACGGGGAGAAGTTAATGAAATGGCTGCGTGATGCAGTCGTTGAGCAACCTGTTGCCTTGCCAGGTAGCGATCCAAGCTACGCATTTTACCGTGAAGGACAAAATTCAATAGTGAAGGATTTAGAAGCAAGGCTAATTAGAGCAAGGAAAATGTAATGGAAGAAACACTCGAGCCTAGTGTGGAACAAGAAAGCACTGGCCTACTCGATGGAGCAACTCCAGAAGTCGAAGAAGCTAATGCTGAGAATCCACAAAAAGTAGAAATAGATCATCGTGATCCTGAAGAATTAAAAGCAAAAGAAGAATTTGCAACTGAATCTGAAGATGATGATGAACCACTAGAACGTCCTGATTGGTGGCCTGAAAATTTCTGGAAAGGCGATGACAACGCCCCAGATCTTGAAGGTATTGCTAAATCATGGATGGATTTGCGTAAACAAATCTCTCAAGGTAAACATAAAGCACCAGCCGATGGTAAGTACGATACATCAGCATTCAAAGGTATTCCTGAAGATGATCCAGTAAGATTACATGTAATGAACTGGGCGCAAGAATACCAAGTCAGTCAAGCTGCATTAGACGACTTAGTGAGTCAAGTTGCTGAAATGGGATTGGTGAATGTTGAACAAGAAACAGTTAATCTAGAACAAGAACGTAAAGCCCTAGGTCCTAATGCTGATGCTAGAATTAACGGCATTGTCAAATGGGCATCTGGTTTAGTTCAAAAAGGTGTTTGGGGTCAAGATGACTTTGAAGAGTTTAAAGTCATGGGCGGTACTGCAAAAGGTATTGCTGCATTAGAAAAGCTTCGAGCATCCTATGAAGGTCGCGTTCCTATTGAATCAACTCCAGTAGAAGGCGCACCATCCAAAGATGAGTTATATCAAATGGTAGCAGATCCTAGATACAATACAGATCCATCCTACCGTCAAAAAGTCGAAAGAGCATTTGCTCAAAATTTTGGCTAAAAATCGCTTGACAATAGGCTTCATTCTCGTATAGAATCGGGGATGAGGCCTATTACATATTCATGTAACCCTTAAACGCAAGTACTCTTGTCGACTGGCTATCGTAAATAGCAAGCACGGCCCAGACATCTCTGGCACACCACAGCGATTAATTTATTTTATTAATTTCTAAAGGAGTCAATAATGGCTATTGGATTATCTAATGCTTTTGTTACCCTATTTGATGCCGAAGTTAAACAGGCTTACCAAGCGAAAGCTGAATTAGTTGGTGCCGTAAGACAAAGACGTGGCGTTGAGGGTTCAACAGCAAAATTCCCTAAAGTGGGTAAAGGCGTAGCAACATTACGTATTCCACAAACAGACGTAACACCGTTAAATGTGGATTTCTCACAAGTAACAGCAACAATGGAAGATTGGAATGCAGCAGAATATTCTGACATCTTCATGCAACAAAAAGTTAACTTTGATGAAAGACAAGAATTAGTACAAGTAGTTGCTAATGCAATCGGTCGTCGTCAAGACCAACTTATTCTTGATGCATTAAATGCATCTGGAACATCACTCAGTGTTGCTACAAGCATTGGTGGTGCAGATACAAACTTAAACGTAGCAAAATTACGTGAAGCTAAAAAACTATTAGACAAAGGTAACGTTCCTCCACAGGACCGTCACATTGTTTTACACGCTAATAACTTAGCATCACTATTATCAGAAAACTCAGTAACATCTTCTGACTTCAACACAATCAAAGCTTTAGTACAAGGCGAAATCAATACATTCTTAGGTTTCACATTCCATGTACTTGGTGATCGTGCTGAAGGTGGTTTACCAGTTGCAGCGGGTGATGTACGTTCAGTATGGGCATTCCATAAAGATGCAGTTGGTTATGCTGAAGGCATGGGTCCTAAAACTGAAATCAACTACGTACCAGAGAAAACATCATTCCTAGTGAATTCTATGTTCTCAGCTGGCTCAGTTGCAATCGACGCAGAAGGTATTGTAAAAATACTTGCTGATGAAACTTAATATTAGGAGATAACACATGGCTTACAATAAAGACAATCTACAACCAATAGGTGGTCAGTCTAAAGCTGGTAATGCTCCACAAATGTGGTCATACACAGCTCCAGGTACTGATACACTTGCTGATATTAATACTGAAGATTATTTCAACGATGCACACAGTGTATTAAAAGTAGGCGACTTAATTTACTTATGGGACGCTTCTGTTCCTACAGCATCTTTAGTCGTTGTACTTTCTAATGCTTCTGGCGTAGTTGACGTATCTGACGGTACAGCAATATCAGTTGCAGACGCTGACTAAGTTGTTTAATGCAGATTGGGTAGGTACTTCGGTGCCTACCTATTTGCACATTTAAAGGAAAGAAAATGGCTACAGGTGATACCGATATTAGAATATGCTCAGATGCATTATTGATGCTTGGCGCAAGTCCTATATCATCTTTTACTGAAGGTACAGATGAATCTAACATTTGCGATCGACTTTATCCAGATATTAAGATTCGTGCTTTAACTATGTATGACTGGTCATTCTCATTTAAGAAAACACAATTAGCTCGATTAGTAACCACACCGGCTAATGAATACAAATATGAATATCAACTACCCTCTGACATTATTGGCAGACCGAATGCCGTATATGATTCAGATGACGTAGGCGCACCTCCACGCAGAGAGTTTCGTTTGATGGGGAACAAACTATTAACAGACTATGAAGTCGTATACATTGATTATCAATACAATGTACCTGAATATGCATTACCACATTACTTTGTGCAATTATTGAAGTATGAAATGGCTTGGCATTTAGCTTTACCGATTACAGATCAAGCAGACAAATCAGAATACTGGAGAACCATTGCAGAAGGTACAGCCAGTGAAAATGGTCGTGGTGGGTATATGAGACAAGCAATGACAATCGATGGTCAAGGACAACCAACAAACGCGATACAAGATTTCTCATTAATTAACGTGAGGTACTAATGGCACGTTTTGTTAGCATACAAACTAACTTTACAACAGGCGAGTTAGATCCGCTTCTTAAAGCTCGTGTTGATTTAAAGGCTAGACAGAATGCATTAGAAACAGCAAAGAATGTTATTTGTCAACCTCAAGGTGGCGTTAAAAGAAGACCGGGAACTAAATTCATTAATGAACTCGGTGGCACTCCAGCTGATGGTGTACGATTAGTTCATTTTGA